CCTGTCCCCGATACAACTGCCTCTCAGAGTGCGCGACAATAATTAGATGTCGCAAGAGGATATTGAACTAGCCGAACGGGCTGACCGTTTCGGTCAAGTCGGTTCGGTACTCCTCTCTCTGTTTAGGTCTTTCGGTCTCACTTCGTATTCTGGCTCATTCGATTATGATTTTGGTGGCGCAGCCACATCGGTTTTCTCCTCTTTCGGCAGACTGGCTTCTTCTCACCCGCTCCTCCCTATTGCCTCTGCCGTGCTCTCGCTCCCTTTCCCGTTACAGTGTGACGTCGATCAGTCTTCGCTGACCGAGTTGTTCTATACTGCTGCCGGTTTAGAGCGGGGGTTCGTCTGGAACGCTGCCGCCTCAGCGCCTTTCCTTGCTATATGTTCTTCTTTCTCTCAAAAATTTTCTATTGACTCGCTTCACAGCTGTTCCTCTTTGTTTTTCCGCGTCATTCGAGATAAGCGTTTTAGACACGCTCTATTCCCGAAAAAGAAACACGCCGCAGTATACTCCAAAGGTAACCTGCGTCTCGCCCCTTTACTACTTTCTTTGTCTCAGTCTCTTTCACCTGCATCTGTCGGCCGGTTTATTGCTCTACTTGGCGGTTCCGTGTACGACGATGTGATGCAGTCTTTTTGTCTCTTTGGTTTTGGTCTTTCTTCCCACCTCCCCCGCCTCGGATACGACATCGCGTTTAAGTATGTTACCGACCCGTCGTTCGCTAAGTCCATGAGTACTGTTCTCAAGGCTGTCGGTGCTAGTCAGTGTACACTCGGTTGTATGCTCGTGGAGGGCAATGTTCTCGCTGGAAGACTCGCTGCTTCTGTTGATCTCTCTCAAGATCGTGACTATAGGTTATCGCCCGAAGGCGTTGCCGCGAAGGTTCTACACTGTGATCAACACGAACTGGCTAAGCATGTGAGAGCCATACTCGATGACGAACTTCGCGAGTGTGTCTTGCCCGACATGGACGATTTCTGGGATAAGCGTTGGTTGTGGTGTGTTAATGGGTCTCATTCGCCGGCCGCCTCTTCTGAGTTAGGCATTGATCACTCACAACTCACCCGCTTCCATACACAGACTTATCGTCGCATGGCAGCTGAGGCTTGTACTTCTAACCCGATACCTGACTGGTCCGGTAAGACTCTTGTCTCTTGCTCCGAGAAGCTAGAGCACGGTAAAAGTCGCGCTATCTATGCGTGTGACACCAGGTCTTACTTTGCTTTCGAATGGTTGTTGGGGCCGGTACAGCGTGCTTGGCGTAATCGTCGTGTCCTCCTGGACCCCGGGGGCGGTGGTCACTCTGCTATTGCCGATCGCGTTCGGCGTTCTTTCCTCG